AGTTGTGGGCGATTATTGCCTGCGTTTAGATTATTTTCCCAATAGATTGTTCCGTTACAATGGAGCTTCATGGGCCAAGATTGAGGACAAAGTCCGAACTGGCCTGGACTTTGCTGAAAATGCCAAAACACTGCGAGCTGGATTTGTCAACAACACCGACACTGTTCAGACCAATGACCGAGGCACGATCCCAAGCCGTCAGAGTCTATCACAGATTCTCAAACCCAACGCTGATAACGGAGGTTAATCATGTATATCTACACTATCACTAACCTTGTCAACGGTAAAATGTATGTAGGACAAACTATCCAAACAAATCCTAAAATGCGATGGTATGCACATTGCGATATGGCTCGCAAAAACAAAAAAAGTTATCTGTATGATAGCATGAGAAAATATGGCATAGATCAGTTTGAATGGAAAATAGTCGAGACTGCAACAAACTTAAACGAGTTAAATAGATTAGAAACGTTATGGGCAAACAGACTAAGGGATCAAGAAATAATTCTCTACAATAATAGAGAAACTGGCGGTAACAAAAAACACAGTCCGGAAAGCATTGAAAAAATGCGACAAGTTCAAAAATTACGACACGCTACAACTCAAATTGGCGGATGGAAAAGAAAAGATGGTGGGCCTATGCTAGGAAAAAAACAGTCAAGAGTTACTTGTTTATGCTGTAAAAAAATTATTGGCGTTAATGGATTTTTTAGATCTCACGGCATCAAATGCAAGGAGGCGATCTAATGGCCGGTCCTTTGTGGTTTTATGATGAACAAATTCGTCGTTTCTTACTACAGTTTGCTAGAATATTTTCTAACTTCAACGTTGAATATGGTCGCAACGAAGAAGGCACCAATCACACACTGATTCGCGTGCCTGTTCGTTATGGCGATTCAAGTCGTCAAGTATCCACGGTGATGCAAAATAATTCCCCAAATGCGTTGCCCAGCACACCGTTAATTACTTTTTACATCACTAGTTTGGATTACGATCGACCCAGGATGCAAGAGCCGTATCACGTTAGCAAAATGAATGTTCGTCAACGCTACTATGATACTGCCACAGATACCTATGAAACCACGCAAGGCAATGCTTTTACCATTGAGCGACTGATGCCTGTGCCCTACAGTTTGACAATCAACTTGGACATTTGGACATCAAACACCAATCAAAAATTTCAGCTGTTGGAACAAATTATTCCTTTGTTTAACCCTGCACTGGAAATTCAAAGCACAGACAACTTTATTGACTGGACTTCCTTGAGTGTGGTTGAATTAGAATCTTCGAGATGGAGCAGTAGAACCATACCTGTGGGCACAGAAGATCCCATTGACATTGCCACACTAACATTCAAAATACCAATTTGGATTACCAGTCCAGCCAAAGTCAAGAAGTTGGGTGTGGTTGAACGAATTGTGGCATCGGTGTTTGATGCCAATGGTGATGCTGCCAATGCTATTATGGACAATGATTTGCTGATGGGAACCAGACAAATTTTCACTCCGTTTGATTATCAAGTGTTGCTGATTGGAAACAAACTTCAAGCACTGCGACCGCAGCAGGTCATCGACCAATCAAATTCTAGTTTATCGCCCGCCGACAGTCCAGAAAGCAATTTATTGTGGCATGCCGTGATAGGAGATTTTGGTGTGCTGCGAGATGGAATAAGTTTGATCAAACTGCAACAAGAGGACGGAACTGACGTTATTGGCACAGTGTCCTATGATCCCACTGATGATAGATTTTTGTTGTTTTTGGTTGACATAGATACTGTTCCTGCCAACACACTAGATCCGGTAAATGCAGTTATAAATCCCTTGTTGAGTGGCCCCGGAGAAGGGTTGCCTGCGGCAGCAGCAGGCCAAAGATACCTGCTGACCGAAGATACCGGCAGTGACAATGGTTATGCCGAGGCATGGGCAGGCACTCAAGGACAGTATCTTGTGGCAAGCGCCAATGACATCATAGAATACAATGGACAGCGTTGGCAAGTTGTTTTTGAAGGCAACAACAGTTCTGTAAATAAACAGTATGTCACAAACATCACAACAGAATTACAATACGAGTGGACTGGGAGCCAGTGGATCAAGAGTTACCAAGGACTGTATCCTGGAGGAACATGGAGCCTAGTTCTGTAAATGCTGTGGGAATATGGTTTTATTGTCTTGACACCCAACGTTATCTTTACCTGTTGAGAAACGATCCCAGACATCCCGGAACCTGGGGGTTGCCTGGTGGAAAAATTGAACCCGGTGAGACTCTAATTGATGCTATTGAACGCGAGTGTCGGGAAGAGATGGGCAGCATGCCCGACTACATAAAATTGATGCCCATTGAAAAATTTACCTCTGCTGATGGTAAATTTGTGTATCACACATTCTTTTGCAGTATAAAATCAGAATTTGTTCCTGTGCTCAACGACGAGCACATGGGATGGGCATGGATATCAGCAGGCAACTGGCCTCGGCCTATGCATCCCGGATTATGGTCAACTGTGAACTTTGAAGCTGTAAAAGACAAAGCTGTGGCCATGGAACGCAGTTATATGTCTGCGTAAGTTATAAACTCTCTGTGAGTCAATTGAACCAAATTGCTGTAGTTTTTCCAGCGGTCTGGAGTCTGTGGGCCGTGAGCAACATGATAGAACTTTGTGTCAGGGTATGCTGCTATTACTTTTTCCATTTGTAAATCCCAATCGCTGTGCCCAAGCTCTGCGTCAGAATGATATCCCAAAAGAAAAATTTCTCGATGTCCGTCAAATGCTGCCAAGTATACAAGAGCCACTTGTTTGATCACAGGAGGATTATATGGTATGGTATAAAACACTCCTGGGTGTGCTAGACACACTCGTGGGCTTGTATAAATGATGTTATTTTTATAATAACCTTGATCGATCAGCTCTTTAATAACTTTTTCATCGCGTTCAACAACAAAATCTAATCTTGTTGATTTTGCAATTTCTCCTGTGCCATAGGTTTGAAGTTTTTTAGTTCCCAGCAATCCGCCCTTGTGCTTGGGAAGAATTTTGAAATCAAACGTGTCTGTGTGACAAGATCCAATGCAAGCAGCTCTACCGGAAATATGATGATTTTCAATGGGGTTGGCAATCCATTCGCGTTGGGTTCTTTTTTTACCGCCCGACCAGGCAGTGTTGGTAATAATAAATTCGCCAGTGTAGTTTTGCCTAAATCTTTGAGTAATCATTTTACATTCTTCCAACAACCACTTCAATAACACCTGTAGTGCCGGAAAAATTTTCCAATGATTTACCAATAACTGTGCCAACTGCTGGTGTTGCACAAGCTTGTGCATAGCCGTTGCCTGCACTGATCATCATGTTTCCTTTTGTCACGGGACCAATTACTCGTGTGGGAACGCGACCCGACAATGCAACAGCAACAGCATGTTCGCATTGTAGTCCAGCATTCATTATATAAGCAGGATTGGTTGATACAACACCAGCAACTCTGTCATCGCCGTTTTGTGTTGAAATGGTGATTTCGTTGCTGCCCCCAAAAACTACCACGGTGCCAGGCTCGTAGGTGGCATCGCTGGCATAATATTCTGCAACGTCAGCATACTGTGCACTGGTTGCTTTGGCGTGAACTGTGTTAAAGTAGGTTGTAGCACTACCAATGTTGGCAGTGGCATTTGCACTGCCGCTTGTGATGTTTCCAGTTATAGCAACGCCTGCTGTAGAAAACACAGCAACGTTGGATGTTCCTCCAACGTTGACTCTTACATTACCATTTGATTCAGGAATCTGAACGTTAGAAGTTCCGAATGTGATAGCGTTTGCGCTAAGGGCTGCAAGTTGTGCAGTAACATAAGAAACAGTGGCAATATTAGACCCTCCCGCAGTGGAACCGTCGTGAACACGAATAGTTTTGTTAGTGGTATCCACTGTGATTTCTGCCAAGGCACCAGTAAACGCATCGTTTTGCGTTGATGAGCCTCGTCTATATTGAACTTGCGTTGACATGTTTTAATCCTTGCTGATATTTATCTGGTTAATCTTATGCACCTCGTACCATACTGCCATTAAACCAACTGATTGTCCCTGATCCTGCATTTTGCACTGTTCTATCTGCTCCACTGGATTGCTGGGCATAGATTTCAAAATAATCACTGGTACCATTGGCATAGACCAGAGAACTGATACTCATAGTCCAGAAAGTGTTAGCAAATGCTGTGCCTGATTGATTCCAAGATCTTCTGTGTTCTGCACCATTTTTGTATATAACAATCATACATTCACCAGTTCCAGGGCCGCCGCCATCGAGTCGGATAGCTGCATTGAGTTGATAGTATCCCTCGACTGTGGGTGTAAATCTTGAACTGACAAAGTTACCGTTGGTATCATATTCTTCAGTTCCAAATAAAATTTTCTGTTGTGAACCTGATGTGACGGTTTGTGCCGTTCCCGAACTTGGATATGCCGAGAAAGCTGGACCGTTGACCGCTTGTTTTCCAGAAACGGAAATTGGACCTAGAACACTTAATCCACCTGTATCTGTTAGACTCAATATTAAGCTGTTGTATGCACTATTAACAACTTCTATGCCACCGGTGCTGTTTAATCGGAATGTTTTGCTTGGGTTGGTTGCACCTGTAGAAGTATTTGTGGCTCGCAAAAAGTCTGCATAACCAGTGCCGCCTTGTGTGTTAGCGGCACTCACAGTGATTCCTACCCCTGTTGCAGTTGCTGGTGTATAGGTCACAACCACTTGACCGTTGCTGATTAAATTACCAGCTGTGATATTACCTGTGGTAGTAATCACTGCATTGGCCAGTAATATATTTCCGTTGATTGAGTTTACTAAGAAGTTATCATTACCAATCAGTCCGTCTAAAAAGAATCCGCCAAGATTGTAGCTTTCAGTAACTGCATCTGTGACCAGCCCCAAGTCTTCAGACGATGTAGGTGCCTCATTAACCAGGCCCATGTCGCCGCCGGTGGCAAATATACTTTCGCCTGACCCACCAAATGCAAAACTAACAGTGTTCGTTGTAGTGTTGGCTGTGATAACAATACTGGTATCCCCAGTGAATGTCAATGCAGTGGCAATGCTGTTGGCTGTGATAGTGTCGCTGCCTGTGACTGCAATACTGGAAAAAGTATTGATACCAGTTAGATTACGACCATTGCCTAGTATGCTGTCACCGGTGATATTTCCACTGGCAGTTAAATATCCTGTGACATTTTGTCCTGCTGAACTAAAAACTGCTACGTTACTGGTTCCTGCCACCCCAACAGTGACATTACCGCCCGACGACACAACGTTTACATTGGATGTTCCATTAGATATAGAATTGAGACTGATGCCAGTGACACCAATGCTCACTGTTTTGCTTGTGTTGTTGCCAACAATGCTGATATTGTTGCCAGCTGACAGTGTTAGAACATCGCCCACTGTGGTGGCCAAAACTGCTGTGCCGTTGGCAAAAACGTTTCCAAACGCAAATGCTGAATTTTGTGCAAATATTAGAGGAGTTGTTCCAATTACAATTGGATCATCGGTTGTTAGTTTCCATTGAGTGTCTTGATATACTGTGCCTTCGGTGACCATCACAATGGTTCCGGCCAGTAATTCACCTGTGGTGTCTGTGTCAATTGATCTTGACCAAGTTCCGTTGGCACCAGATCCAAGAGCAGTAACATAGTAAATTCCATTCTGAGCAGCATTGCTTTGCCCAGCAACTAGAACTCTATCATTGAGACTTAAGTTTACGCTGTCAACTGAATTTGGGGCGCCACCTGACAATACTATATTGGTCAGCGTGATTACTCGCACTGCTTGCTTGTAATCAATATCGTAGATCTGATATGCCCGTGGTCTGGTTAGCGCCATGTTTTACCCTAATACACAATATTTAGCAAAAAAAATAGAGCCCCAGGGGCTCTATTTTTCAGGGCTGTGGCTTTTATAATCTTCCCACAACTACTTCGATAACTGCATCGCCGCCGTTGTGATTTTCCAGAGCTTTACCAATTACAGTGCCGATTGCAGGGGTTGCACATGCTATTGCGCGGCCGCTGCCATCGCTGATCATCATGTCACCTTTGTGCACAATGCCAGTGACTTTGGTAGGAACTCTACCAGTTAGAGCAATAGTGGCCACATGTTCACTTTCCAGTGTTGAGTTCATGATGTAGCTTGGATTTGTAGATACTACACCAGCAATTCTAGCGTCGCCGTGCACTGCAGACAGTGTTACTTCAGCGTCGCCACCAAAACTCAACACAGTTCCAGGTGTATATTTGGCATCAGCTGTGTAGTTTTCTGCCAAGTCAGCGTATTGAGCAGATGTTGCTTTGGCAAACACTGTGTTGAAATAGCCAGTGGACGATCCAATGTTACCAACCCCGTTGCCCATGTTGTTTATAATGCCCGAAGAAGCAATAGTAATAATTGCTGCTCCACCAACAGTGGCTGTGATATTACCGTTTGATGCAACTACTGACAAATTAGATGTGCCATTAGAAATTGTTGTGGTATCAACGTTGGTTGAATCCA